TGTCGTGAACCCCGTTTCGATAGACTCACTATAGGGCACGTCGCCCTATCTGTCAACTACCAAAAACAATTATCTTTTGCGCTTCGGCGGCTTAACTGCCTTGATTTTGTGAACTGTTATGGTTGCGGGGCCATACAAAACCCTAACCCCGCAACCGCCGCAAGCTTGGCAAGTCCACCATTCCTTGTTGCCGCCCTGTATGCAGAACCGGCTTCCGAATCCCGCACACAGTTTGCAGGTCACGCCGCCTCCAATCCAACTTCTTTCATCAGTTTGAGCGCAGACGCATTCATGGCGCTATGGCCGGTAGCGATGCTGCGAATGTAATCGCAGAGCTTCGCGACATTCTTCGGCGACGGGTCGAACTCGCCTTTGCTCTCGCGAATGGTCTTCGCGGTCACCTTACCGCCGCTCTGCTTCGCCGCTGCGGCAAGCGTTGCACCGGCCTTGTTGCCTTCCTTCTTCACGACCTTGGCCGCAGTGCTGGCGGCTACCGCGCCGCTGCGTACCATTTCCTGCACGTCGGGAGCTGCGCCCAAGAGGGTAGTGTATTGGTCGACGGTGGCCGCAGACTTCCACCCGAGTCGCTGCGCGATCTTGGCCGCGTCCCAGCCGAACGCCATCAGCCGGCGCACGACTTCAGCGATTGCGAGCGGCGTAAGAGACTTGCCGCTGTTGCTGATAACAAGATTCAGCACGCGTTCAATTTCGTTGGTGCCCTTCGGCTCGGGAATCGTCGGCACGGTTTCGATTTCCGCGCCTTCCTTGATCGCCAGCATGGTAGCAGCGAGACGGCAGTGACCGGAGACAACGTAGATATCATCGCCCTCAAGCCGGACTTCCAACGGCACACGAACGCCGGACTCCTTGATCGAGTCGGCCAGCCACCGAACGTGCTCAATCGTTTCCGGGTCTTTCATGTCGCGGACGTTGTAGGCCGGGTCGACCTTCAGCTCACGAGGATCAACCGGGTAGGAGTCGCGCTTGCCCTTGACGGCTTCGTGGTCACGGAATTGCATGGTGTGTAGCCCCTGTGTGTTGGTTGTGAGTTAGCCGTGAAATTCAAACTGGAAGTTGGTAGCGCCGCTATTGGCCCAACGTTCAAACGAATAATCGATTGTTGATTTCATTGAGCCGTAAAGATTGTTGGCACTGGCAACGATGCAGATTTTACGAGCCTCTTCACCGCTCCAAGATTTATCTGCAGCAATCGGGATTACCCGAATGCACTTCGTGCCGCATGAAGTGTAGAGGGAAACGCGAGCTTCAACGCCTTCCTTCCTGATGCGACCGCGAATGTGCTTGGTCATTTCTTGATGGTTCACGGCGCGTCTCCCGGTTGGTGTAGTCTCGGTATAGGGCCAACCGCCCTAGGTGTCAACACCTAAATTGAAAATAATTTGGCGTGCCGGTAGAACCTGACTCGGCGGCTGGTGACCACGCGAATATAGATCACGACAGGAATTGCAGCATTGAGCGCCAGCCAGCAATAAATAACGGTCATTTCAATGCCTCATGATTCGGGTGGATTCGCTTGAGAGCGCGGCGTATATCGGAAAATAGTTTTTCGTCGGCGACGTCGAATAGGTCGCGCACGAGGGCCGCAGCCACAGAAATGCTTTCGCCTTCTTCGCCGCCAAGCCAATAGCAATCATCGTTGCAAGCTAGCCATTCGATCGCTTCGCGATAGCCGGGGCGCTTCACGACACATTACCCGGTAGCAGCAACAGAATCGCAAACTCTTTGTCATACGCGGCAAGCCAAGCCGTATGCTCTGGCGTGTCGTTGTCTTGATAGCCGGGCACGGCTGCGTAAGCAGCATCGCAAGCCAGCTTGTGAAGGCGGGTCATATCGATCATGTCGGGCGCTTTCCATAAATGATTTCCATTCGCTTGTAGACTTCGGCTTTGTATTCGGCGGCGGTGAGTATTCGCATTCCGCTACCCCAATCTGAGCCAAGCGCCCAAGACACGGGAGCGAAATCATGTTCGGAAAGCGCCTTCTCAACCCAGTGCCAAACAACTTCGTTCGGGCGATTGTCGGGTCTCAAAACGTGGCTGGCCATCTGCGTATCTCCGTTCCTGATGCATCGTTGATAGGGCGATTCGCCCTAGGAGTCAACACCTATTTTCGGCACCGGCCGCAGATAGCCCAAAAGGCCACAGGGACGAAGACAAAGGCCAGAGCGAGGGGCTTCAATGACGGCAGGCGTAAGCATGGCAAATCCTCCTGTAGCCAAAATCGGTACAGGATGGTGAGCCGGGATGCAAGGGAAATGTAGCTAGAATCGGTACAGCCCGCCCCGGTGGTGCGTTAGACCGGGCGGGCTGCTACTTGGCTAGGGCGGGGCTGTGCGGGGCCGCTAATTGACGATGGTAGGCACCACCGTAACCGTGCCATTTCGCAGGACGTAGGAAACAAGCTTGGTTCCGTCTAAGCCGGAATATGACCAAATCCACGTCTGTTCATCGCCAGCGGTCTTGACCATGTACGGCTTGCCTAGGAGGGCTACCAGTTCGCTTTGGCTAGACCCTACCCTTACCTGCTTCGCGCTGTCCCAATAGAATGGCGTGCCAGCGCAGCCCGCTAGGGCGAGGCTCAAGGCGAGGGCGAGAATACGCATGGCGACAACCTCCGAAAGAAGGGAAGGCTAGGCGACTTCGGAGGAGGCTGCAACCGCGTTATCGTTGGCCGGGCACCGGGCGGATATCAGGGCGCGAAGCTCTGGATTGTCGCGGAACCATTCGCCGCGAATGTGATATGCATGAAACCGATTGTGCAAATCGTATTCAACGTTTCCAGACTCTTGAAAGGTGCCAAGCAAAGTCAGTTGCCGTGGGTTGCCTACCTGAAGACTAGATAGCCGAATTTTCACCTTTCCCACTGTAGTACCTATTTTGATACAATCGCCATCTTCAACAAAGTAAACGATTTGCGGCGGCTCAGAAAATACCTTTGGGGGTAAGGGTGGATTTTTGATGTGTTGCTCGTTGCTGAATGCCATCCCCACTTCGTCCTTATCGTAGACGTCGCTTTCGTTTTCTTTGATAGCGCCACACTCAAATAGTTCATCAACCCGGCTTGGCCACGCTCGCAAGAACGTAGCTATTTCGTCTCTTTTAATCAGCCTCGAAATGTTTTTCTCCGTTGGACATTTTTACGAATTAAGATTGGACAATAAAACCAATAGCTCAACGATATCTTAGAAAGCCGAAAGTATGCTTGGACAATTTTCGAGAGGTAAGTGCCTGAAAATATAGGGGTATTTTTTAGACTGTAACCCCATATTGGAGTTACCTATATGGTCTAGGGGTGCAAAATCATTGAAGAATTTCGGCCAATGTCCAAGGCAAGAACAGAGTTGGACAGGCTTATTCCGGTTTTAGGCCGGGTTTGTCCTAGGCGCAAAGGTCGCGCTTAGTCCATCGGCGGGCCTCTACGATCAAGGCCCGGCACTGCTCGCAATTGATTTTCGGGCGTCGGGGTAGATCGGCCAAATATTGCCCGGCAACGGGATCAGCCCCATCCATACCGCAAAGAGTGGCATAGCCAAAACCTAAACCGTTTCCTTCCGCGTGAACATTAATAATACCATCGCACTCAATGGCTATGAATCTAGAATCACCCATCACTCACACTCCCGGCAAAGCCAGCCGCCGCGCTCTTCACGGCCCTTGGCTGCGGCTGGAAACCAATGATTACAGGTCTGGCACTCAAAGGCGATGCTATCGAGCGCCACGCATTGAGCGGGTGTAAGTTCGTCTAGTTCGTCCCAATGTTGATTTGGCTCGCATGATGCCATCAACCGATCGGCCAAGACGCGGGCCACTGTAAAGTCAGATGGCGTTATGTGGCCGGTGAAGGTCACTTGGAGTCGTACCCTCGCGCAGCCGCGTCAGCCTCTACAATCTTCCCCTGTATCTCCCAACCCAAGGCGTTCTTGGCGCGGTTCAACGCGTGGCCGGTGACATGCATTCCAAGGCTATGGGCGCGACTCTCGATATCCTGAATTTCTTGAATCAGATTCTGTTGCCCGGCCTTGTTGATGGCCAGCTTATCAGCCCTAGTGAGGCGCTTTGGTTTTTCGCGGCTCATGATGCCTTTTAGGAATTCGTCGGTCATTTCGCCCCACCATCAAACTCGCCAGCCTTGACGGGCATCCGCGAAGGCATCCCAACCTGTAACGCACGAGTTGCACCACCGCCGTAACCGGCGCGAGTCATTGCATCGGCGGTGTCTTTGCCAGTTACGACTTCGCGTGTTCCGGTTCGCCAGTAGAGGGTAAAGGTTTTGTCAGTCATTGACTGTTACCTTTGTCAGTGATCGTATAAAACTGAGACGTCCAATAACGAGATTTACGATCATTCCAGAACTTCAATAATCCTCTCTCGCGAAGACGTTCACAACGACGCCATTGTAGACGATCGGCCGTGTAAAAGCCGCCCATATGTTGCATGGCCTTGGCGTGAGAGATAATTTCAAGTTCTAGCTTAGTTAGTTTAGCCATCACCCCACCTTTGCACTAAGTGCAGTTGCACGCGCCGCCAGTTTCTTTCGGTCTGCAGCTTCCGTGTAACGCTTGATTTCCTGCGACGTCTTGTGGCCGGTAATCGACATGATCTCTTTTTCCGTCGCACCTAGCTCTGCCAACCGGGAAGCAGCGGCCTTGCGGAGACCGTGTGAGCGGCCGGGAACGTCGGCGGCTATGCAGGCGGCGGCGAACCAATCGCCGCAGTTGTGAGCCGTGAACGGCCTGCCAAGGGTGTTCTTGAGAAACGTTTCGCCTTCCCATGCGCCGGGTACAGCGTCAATCAGCTCCTCAAGTTCCGGACGAAGCGGTATTTCCATATCAACCGGCTTGCTGTTCCGGTTCTTGCGTTGGCGGAACTTCAGCCATTTCTTGAGAACAACTATTTCTTTGCCGTCTTCACCCAAGATAGGAGTCGGAACAAGCTTCACATTCTTTTTCCCAAGGCGCATGGCATCTGAAATTCTCTGCCCGGTAAAAAGTAGTAAACCCATAGCTAGCCGCTCTCGTGTGCCAATAGGCCAACGAATTTCGAACGTCACAACCTCTTCAATCGTCCAAGTATGCCAACCGTCAACGTTCGTTAGCTTCAGGTACGCAACATCACGCGCGACGCTGTCGCAGTGCTCTGCATCGTTGCCCCACTTGAAAATAACGCGAAGAGCCTTCAGTAAATCGTTTGCCGTGCCGGGTGTCTGCGAAAAGCGGTCGCGAATGACGCGGACAGCTTTCTTGTTCCAAGCTGGCAACGCGACGTCACCAAACAACTTTGTGCTGTTCGGCGCTATCGGTTCTTTGCAAATCTTCAGAAGATTGTTGTGGCGTTTTGGTTTTGAAAGTTCATCGTCAAGCGCTTTGAATTCACCCGATGCAAAATATTGATCGCAGAGCCAAGAAAACGTTCCCGTCTTCTGTGGCTCGATACCTTGCACGAGCACAGCACCACCCTTCGCAGCCTCGTACTGCGCCATGAACGATGGAGTCCACGGCACGCCATGAATGCGGACCTTCTTTTGACCGGGGCGGCGGAAATAGAATCGTTCCATGCCGTCCGGTCCAGTGTCGGTGGTGACGTACTTGGGGGTTTTCATTTTTTTACCCTGCGCGAAACGCGCTTCGTATGATCGCGCATACATTCGGCGATAGAATTATAGACTCCGGAATGATCCAGCTTGTTGCCGTCAAAATATCCAAGACGTTCCGCAATCTGCATAATTGCATTCGGCCTGTTATCACGGTGGAGTAACGACATTAGCCCGGCGCATTGCTGCGGCTTATCTCCTTGCCTCGCAATGGGGTCTTCAAATGAATCGTAATCAATCGTGCTGTGGCACTGAAAAGCAATTGCAGAAAAAATCTCCTCAAGCCTGCTCTTCCCAAGCGAAAAGCTAGTGCCTTGGTCGGCCTTGAACGGGCAGGTTTTGCATGGACGCTTCAGGTTAAACATTGAGCAACCTTCAGCGCCGGGACGCCATCACAAAAAACAAAATCTTCAGCTCTGTTATTGTCGCTATCCATACGAACAAGTTGGTCCAACGTTTCGAACTTATTTCCGTCAACAAGCCACGCGTCTGCGACCAACTCTAATTCTTCAAACGCTGCAAGCCGGTGGTGGCCGTCGATCGGCATGTATTCCGTGCGATATTTAACAGCAACAACAGGCGCGACTTTTCCGCCAGCTTTGATATGCGACACCAACGCGTCAACCTTTGCTGAATCAATTTCAGCTTGGCAGAAGAATGAGTGCGGAGGAATTTTCCCGCGCACGGCGTCAATGCGACGTTTCACGTTTTTTCCTCCGGCCAGACTCTACACTTGCTGATATAAAACCCTCGGCCCGTGACAAGCGATATAGCAACTGCCTTGGTCAGCTTTCCTATCTCGTGCTCTTCAACAATTATTGCGCACATATCTTCGGCTTCACCGTCCTGTTTGGTCATCCACCGACGAGCCTCTTTGATGGCTTCGCCTTTTGTGGCTCGCCAGTCGATCGTACCGCTATCGCTGGTTATGCAGAACAGTTTCACGACTCATTCTCCAAAGCCAAAAGAACCTGTTTCCAAAACTCAATCGCTACCTTGTCGTTGTTGCGCGTGTGTATCTCTAAGTTCTCTTTCGCAATAGCTATGGCGATTTGCTTGTTGCCAAGCCAACGCTTCACCATGGCCGTAGCTTTTGCGGACGGGATCATGACAACACCAAATGGAAGCAGCACAACCGTTCCGGCTCGTTGAACTTCTGATTGCTCTCCTCGCCGTCGTTCCACTTGACTTCGAAGCCATTGTAACCAACGAAGCTGACTCGGCCGTATGTTGGTTCAACGGAATCGTCTAGCGACTGCCACTTGATACGATCTCCGATCTTGACGCGTTTGGCTTGCTCGCTTGTCATGACTCCCGCCTCACCATCTGCTTAAACCGCGCAATCGTCGCGCTGGAATGATCGCCGCGAATGGTGTGTGCGCCGTGTGCGTCACACCAACCTTCTTTGAGCACGACAAAAATTCCATCGGCTTCAGCCCAAAACTCTGCGACCTTGTCCGCGTTGCGAGCCAAGAACGCTCGCAAGGTCTTGGTAATAACCGGCGTGCAGTTGTGGGAGTCGACGTTGAGGCGGGGCATTATTTGGACTCCTCTTCGTCTTCGTCTTCATCTTCGTCAGACTCTTGCTCAAGCGGGTTGCCGTCTTTATCCCACCATCCAAGCCTGATTCCTTTTTCGTGCTCGGCTCTGTTCTCTTCTTCACGCTTTGCAAGTTGTTCGGGCGTAAGAGGAGCGGGGCGCGGCGAAGCCGCAGCTTCCGCTTCAATCTCGTTGAAAATATCGTCTAGCGTGGTGGGTGGTTTTGCCATCACGAAAACTCCCCTGCGTCATCACACCATTCACAATCAGCGTCTTCGCAATCTTCAAGGCCAAATTTCATACACGAAAGCATGTCGGCATAGTCAGGCTTCCAAGGCCGGTTGGTATCGTCAACCATTTCGTGAACGCCGCGACAGGCCCACTTCTTGCGGTGAGGCGCTTCAACTCGGCAGCAATGGCAATTGCCGCTCTTGTCGTCTTCGACTTTCGCGCCGATCGTCGCGGCGTATTTGCGAACGTCTTTTAGGGTGATTTCCTTGGTCGCCATTTGTCCAATTCATTCTCTCTGGAATCAGTTATAGGGCAATTCGCCCTAGGTGTCAAGTCGGCAGTGCGATCAAGCTAACGTCGCATCCATTCGGGTTGTACCAGCCGCGTGTGACTTCGACCTTTATGCCGATCACGATGTCATCTAACGCGGTAGCTTCCGTACCGTAGGTGCCGCTACCGCCTTCAATGGCCTCGACAGCGATGGCGTGCAGGCGAGCTAGTTCAGCGGTGGGCATCGCGTCCAGTGCAGTCTCAATTTTGTCGGCGATCAGATCGAAATCGTTGCGGGCCTCACTGCTGGCGAAGCCGTGGCCTTCAATAACGAATTTGAGACCGCGAGAAATGAAACGATATTCGGTCATGATCGATGCTCCCTTTTATGTGGCAGGCGAAAGGCCCATCCAAAAACGACCATAGGGCAACCCGCCCTAGGTGTCAAGCGGCAAAATCGTAAATAGTTTCCCCGGCTTTGTCGGTGGCCTGCCCGCCGTCTAGCACGTCAAATGCAGCGTCTACGGCCAGCCTATCCCAAATCGTGCGTCCGTAGAAGCGCTTTGGCTTTGGCATTTTGCCGTCAGCTACCATCGTATCCCACATGGTGAGGCCAACCCCAATGTAGGCAGCGGCAAGCGTGCGGCGAAGACCACGCGGCCAGTGGGGTGAGTTGTCGTTGGCGGGGGTCATGTCTTAATCATTTCGTTAGCGGCTAGCCACGCGAGCACCTTCATTGCGTTGACGTATCGAATCCGCGTGCCGTCCTCTTTGACTTGAGCTAGCCAGCCGCGCGGGAATTTTGGCGGAGTTTTCCACCCCTTCGGAGTCGTGATCTGAATTGAAGCCTTATCAGTTGGCGTGCCAATTTGTGTCGCTAAATTGATTGAGTTGGCGCAAGCGTCTGCTAAGTGCTGTGGGGTCACTTCTGCACCACGTACAAATATCGCGCAACGATGCGCTTAACAAACGCTGTGCCGCGTTCGTCTTTGGTCTTCGTCATAGATTCGTCGCGAGCCACGCACAGTGCGGCAATGCCATCAAGTTTGCCGTAGATTTCGTCGAAGGTTAGCTTCATGATTCAAAAACCCATTTGCGGAGAGCGAAAGACCAACGATAAGAACATTGACCGATGTTCGTAGGTGTGCCGTTTTCATCGTGCTGTAAAAATGTTGGCATAACTGGAACGATAAAATGACGGGCCTGCATTACTTGGTGTTGGCCCTCAAGCGGCCCATCGTAGCAAACGCCAGCGTAGGTCATCTAATCTCCCACCCAACAACCGGCTGCACGTCCGTATAGATCGTGAAGTAAAGTCTCTTGCCGCATTCGAACGCTGCAACGTCGGCTAGGTCCAACTCGTAGCACGACGTAATAGCGCCGTTCTCTTGCCTCACCGGCAAGTCGCCACACTTGCCCATGGTGGCTTCGTCCCAATTCGCAGGCGCGACATAGACGCGGTTTTGTTCGGGGAATGATACGGGTTTCATGTCTCGAATCCCAAGATACAATATTCATTCGGAAGCACAGCACTGGAAACGGCACACGGCGTATCGTTGCTTGTGATATAGGATACATTGACGTCGTGATGGTCTCCGGTGTATTTTCCGTTGATGTTATCGTATCGCCAAAGTCGCAGCGTATCACCAACCTTGTAGCCACGATCGTTCTTGCGAAGATCGTACGGCTTCGCGCCGGAAACAATCGCGTCGAAAAGGTGTGACCAAGACTTTACTTCGTGTGTGGTCATAGCTTTTCATCCTCAACTAAAATTGCGGTGATAACCGGCTTGCCGATTATGCGAATGTTGCGAAGGTCTTTGCAATTTTCCAAGCGTCCGATGGCTGCTTGCGCAGCCTGTCGGTAGACTTGGTCAAGTTCGCAAGTTTTTCCCCAACTACCCAACGCGTAGACTTCAACCTGTACAGTTGCTCGTGCTGTGGTGCTCATGCATACACGTCGGAGTTATCATTCGCCGCAACCTTATGCAGCCACGGAGTCGACCGCGTCCAACCGGCGTCGGGGTCTTCGAACGCGAGCGGCAAGAGCCACTTCAGGTTTGGGATGGTGCTGCACGAACGCACAACAGATTCGTAGTTGTGAACCTCAATAGCCTCGCCGATATCATTTATAGCTGGAAAGGTCGGAAGCTGCTCAACGGTGGCTTTGAAAAAGTGCACAGCAGCTTCGTCAAAGCACAGCTCTGCGAATAATTTCCAATCGTCGAATACCATCCCGGTTTCTTCCTGCCACTCACGCGGCATGGCGTCGTGTGCCTTCTCTCCCGGCTCAATCCCGCCGCCAATGCCGTTCAACTTCCCGGCCTGCCACGTCGGCTTGTTCTTGCGAACAAGCGCGATGTTGTCTTTGTCACGAATGAAGCCGCAGACGTATTGTTTCATGCTTCGATACCCTTAAGATCAACGGTGAACCCGTGACTGCTGTTGCTGGCTGAAATCCAACCTACGTTGGCTATTGGGACGACGGTCTGGCTGTTAAGCCAGAGTTTGACAGCCTCTTGCATCGTGGCGTTGTTCAAAATGATTTTGTTGTTGCCGGTCATGCCACTTCCTCAACATCAATAGTCGAGGTTTTGGAAAGAACATGAGACAGTTTCCAAATCCAAATCTCGTTTTCGTCACCCACCAAAGTAAGTTCTTTGGTGGCTCTCTTTACGGCGTCTCTTTCGGTGGTAAACTCCGTTGTAGTGCCGTCATCGTTGCACGCGATGACGTTGGCTACGTCGTCCGTAATGATGTAGGTAGCTTCAATTTCGTGAAACATATCCGTCTCTCTCCGTTCAAAATGGGATATCGTCGTCAATAATAATAGAAGGCCGCTTGTATTGTGGCGTGTTCGGCGGCTCGTGTTGTGCTGCAGGTTTGATGCCGACAATCTCGAAATACTTTCCTTTCGGTCTCACTTGAATCTGCGACGTCTCGCGCAACTCACTCACTCGCGCAAGCCACTCTTCAACATCGGCCGGGTAGGGTTCTTTTCCGGCGTGGTCGCGCCAGAATTTATCAGAGCGTCCCTTGGCCTTCTTAATCGACAGCCACATTCGGTAGCTGTTGAAATTGGCGAGAAAGTCGACGCGTACCGATTCTGAACCTTCCGCGTTTTCGTGGTAGTAAAACTTGCGACTCTGCACGTTGAGCCACTTCGGCGGTTCCGTACTCAAGATCGGCGCGGCTGCAGCGGTTGCGGAGTGCTTTGGCTTTTCGTTCTCAGGGAAGATGTAGCCGCAGCACGGGCAATCCTTCCGGCTGATATGCACCAACTCCCGGCATTCCGGACATTCCTTGACCGGCGCTTCTCCGTCGCCGCTTCCCGGTGGCTTTGGCTGCGCCGTGTCTACCGGCCCGTGGCGCTTGGATACGTTGCCGCTGAAGTCCAAGTATAGACAGTTAGGCTTAGGACCGGCAGCAATGGCCTGCAAGCGGCCTTCGACCGTGGATAGGTCAAACCCCTTGGCGTAGATCGGGCGCGTACCACGACCCGCTATTTGGACATACAGCACGCACGAAAGAGTAGGGCGAAGGTCCGCTATCAGGTCGATACCCGGATGATAGAATCCGGTGGTCAAGACGCTGTTGTTTGTCAGCGCCCGAATGCGCCCGGCTTTGAATTCCCGTAGTATCCGCGCCCGCTCGTGACTCGGCGTGTCGCCGGTCACCATTTCGCAGGTTATGCCATGCGATCGGATTTCGTCGCGGACGTGTTCGGCGTGCTCAACGCCAGCGCAGAAGACAAGCCACGACTTGCGGTCGCTGCCTCTCGCAACGACTTCCGCCACTGCGGCCTGCGTAGTAGCCGTCTTGTCAACTGCAGCGTTGAGAGCGCCGGGCACGTAATCGCCGCCGCGCCTAGCCACGCCAGAAATGTCAATACCGGTTTCGGTGGCCTTACTAACCAGAGGAGACAAATAGCCGTCAGCGATGCCTTGAGCGATTCCGTAATCATAGACAACCTCTGTAAAAAGGCGTTCATCGCCTTCGTCTAGCCGTCCGCTGTCGGTGCGGAACGGCGTAGCCGTGAATCCAACAATCCGCATTTCCGGATTGATCGCAAGCAAGTCCTGAATAAACCGGCCGTACATCGTGTCGGCTGTCTTAGGAATCAAGTGGCATTCATCGACCATAAGAAGGTCGACCCAACCGATACGCTTCGCTTTGTTATGTACCGATTGGATTCCGCAAAACAGAATCTGCGCTTGCGTGTCGCGTCGACCAAGCCCGGCGCTATAGATTCCAGCCGGGGCGAATGGCCACTCCTCCATTAACTCAAGATAATTTTGCTCAATCAATTCCTTAACATGAGTTACGGATAGGATTCTCAACCGAATTCCTCAATCAATTGTTTCGCAAGCTTGGCTTGAACAAGACTCTTGCCTGTGCCGGTTGCGAGCACCACTAACGGATGGTCGCCACCGGCTTGCCAATAGTCCATCAACGCGGATAGGGCTTCTTCCTGATATGGGCGCAATTGGTGCATCAAGCACCAATGATTTCAAGAGCCAGACCAGCCGGAAAGCCGATGCACAACGACAAGCCCATAATTCCGTCAAACTGATTTTCGGTAATGTGTGGCACAAATCCTAGGAGAGAAAACGACTCCCAACCTAATCCGATACAACCGCCGAAAAGCAAAAAAGCGATCATAACAACAACGCAGCCCATCACACTAACTCCACAGACATTACGTCATTCGTGTCAGCGTCTCGCCATTCGCAGCGCCATTGCGGCCAATCAAAATAGCAAACCTCAACCTCTAAAATCAGGCCGTGAGTTGTCGACCGATAGCGGCGACGTCCGGTTAGTGTATTCATTTCGAACCCCCAATAAGATCACAACCGGCGCGATGCCAAAGCAGACCATAGAAATCACGCACGGTGTACGTATCGTGATTGCCGATGCCAACAACCGTGCCGGTGAAAGACTCTTTGCTGCCGATCGGATGGCTAGTGACTATGTCGCCGTTTTCGAAAATCATGCTGCCCTCGCGAATTCGCCGAAGCTGTCATTTGCAGCTTTCGCATAAGCTGCTGACGCTAGTTCAACTGTATCGAATGTTCCGATATGGCGCTCCTTTCCATTCAAAACGATTCTAGCTCTGTACGTTCCCGTTGGTGTTTGACTGACGCCTTTAACACCGAGTTTGTTCGTAGATCGAACATGAGTGTTTGCAGAGTTTGTAGATTTAGACGCCTCCCTTATATTAGCTATCCAATTTTCGTCCGCGTTCATACTTTTGTGGTCGATTAAGTCTGTTGGCCAAACTCCGTAATGATAAAACCATGCGAGCCTGTGAGCTAAATAACTGACTTGATCGATTACAATTACTCGGTATCCAATCGAGTTTAGATTACCTGCCACTGATCCAGCGCGAGCCAATCGTGAGCGATAAACAAGCCAAGTGAAGATACCCGTCACAGGATCGTAATTGAGAATGGACTTAAGATATTCCTGCGTTAGCTCTTTCATGCCGCTACCGCCCCATCAATCCACACAGAACCATCGTGCATCAAATACGTGACAGTCTCTGCCAGTTCGTCAGAATCTGTCTGTTCTCCCGGTACAAAATCCGGGTCGTATAGGTGGGCACCGCAACCCACCTTCTGTTCGTCAAACGAAAGAGGCTTGTTCCAACGAGCACAAGACCAATGGGCATCTGTCCCGCCGAGTTCCGCAGTCGAATGCAAACACGTTCTGCAGCTTATGCGCGGCAGCTCGTTGTGGTGACAAACCTGTTTCTTGTTACAGAAACGACAACCGAAAAAATCCGGGTCTTCTGATATTCGTGCGGGTGGCGACGTTGCCTTTACAATACGCTCTGCCTTGGCAAGCATCTTCAGGCAATAAACGGGATCGTATTCGATACGCTCTTGATAAATGGTTTCATCGTTCTTGTTGACTACAAGGTACAAGCCACGCGTCAAACCGAACGCGTGACAGCCGATTTGCACCTGACAATAATGCAGAGGCTTCGCTTTGAAGCAGCCTTCCTTTACAAGCTTCTTGAAGTTCTTGTCGTTGCTTGATTTGAACTCAACAAGGTGCTCAGTCTTTGGCGCTTCCGGCAGGCCGATACATCGCGCGTCAATCTTGCCGCGAACGTGGCCGGACACGAGCCGGATACGTTCTTGTTGGCCGAACACTTCAACGCCAGCGCGTTCAAGATCGGCAACGAGTCTCTCTTCCTCAATATTGCCAGTTTCAAATAAGCGAAGGTTACGGCCGGGTATCTTCTCAGGATGAGTTACCCAATGAAGCGCATAAAAAAGCTTCCTTTCACATTCCTCGCCTAGCTCGCCAACGGATATACCAAGGGAATCCCATTCTTCTTTTGCTGCCTCGTACGCTCGATATATCGCGTCTACGGTTAACGTAGGCTTCGCGGTTAGCTCGGCTGTGATCTTGGCCAAAACGGATTCCTGAAAATTGCAGAGGGTTTATCGTACATAGCGACTTTTGGCCGCGAGTTTTCACCCACAACGTCTTTCATGAATTGCAGAGGGTTTATCGTAGACGGCGCGGGCCATCGCTCACCCACAACGTCATTCCGCTACAGCTTCGTTACTGTAAAGGTCATCTTCTCTTTCACTGTCGCAACCGCCTTCAAGATCGTAACCGACAAACAAGCCTCTTTTGCAGCGGCTACCGCCTCTGCCTCTGTTATGTACTGCGCTGGTTGATAGTCAGAATCCGTGAGCCAAAAGGCTTCTTTGTTGTCTATGTCTGCTATAACATAAAACATCACGCCGCCTTTCGCGGCCACGCGGCCTTCTTTGGAACTGCGGCAGGCGCTACTTTCGCAGCGGGGGTAGCAGCTTTGGCAGGCGCAACGTTGTCGTTGGCCGCAGCGGGCGCAGCAACAGCGTCGATTCCTTCAGCGTGAATCTTGTACGTCTTACCCCAATCGATTTCATTCTTGGCTGCGTAGTCACCCTTGGCCGGTGTGATCTTGACGTACCCAATGAATTCCTTGAAATGAAGGTCTTGGGTATCTTCCGGCTCAAGCACGCCAGTCACTTCACGGGCTGCACGAAACTCTTCCTGTCCGATCTTGGTAGCAACCGGATTCGGGTTCTGCAGGTTCATTTGTCCGAAAACCAAACGGTCTTCAAGATCGCCCTGAGTAATGCGAAGCTTGTACTTCAGCAACTTGCCGGTGCCCGCCTTGGTCGGGATAATATCCGTCTCAGTAAATTCCATCGGTTGCGGCCCGGCTTCGAAGACTTCGAAAGTACCCGGTACGCCTGCATCCGCATCGTATTGACCGTTAAGACTCGCCATAGAAAATTGATTCCTTGTTAAAAAACTATGCTGCGAAGGAGAAAAAATCAGTGGGATAATTGCCATCGGCAAAAATGCTGCCGATTTCGAAATTGACGCGCAGAACGTTGCCTTCTACAGCAACAACCTTTGCCCGCGCTGGCGTCGTAAAGAGCGGGTTGTTGTAAACGACAACGTCACCTTCAGAAAAGAACTCGTCTTCGTCGGCGGGTTCAAGATCAGAAACAGGCCAGTCTTGAGCTAGAGGAAATGATTCCCACAGCACACGGACACGTCCGTTGTCGGGGTCGCTGGAAACAACAACGCCGATTTCGTCTTCTTCGGCTTCGTTGTTGGCCTCGATTACGTGTTCACCAACAAAAGGCACCCACGGAATCAACTCGCTTGCGCTGAAGTTTTCTTCGGTGCCGAAGTCGTCGAACAACGCAACCGCATACGGCATGTTCTCTTCTTCGTCGCCGTCATCTTCGTAGATGAAACCAACGACGCCCGCGAAATCATCGTCGGTATCAACCACGCGAACGTACTGGCCTGTGGTGAACTTGCGGGCTAGCAGTTTGAAGGCAGAGGCAGGCACAAAACCCATAACGCCCGCGTCCCAATCGATAGTAAGAATCTCACTGCTATCAACAACAGTGGCCGTTTCTCCGTGACGATTTACGATACGATCGCCGATCTTAAACTTCCCCATTACGCTGCCTTCTTGGTTGCCGTCTTGGTTTCCGTAGCCACAGCGCCGTATGGCGCTGGGAAATACTTGGACAGTTCGGCATAGCCCTTGCCGATCTTGTACGGAATCGTCGGCGGCATCTGATAGCGGCTCTTTGCCAAGAAGCCGGGACGCTCTTCGGTGTGCATCTGTCGATCTCCCCCGCCTTCGCCGTGCGCTACTGTTTTCTGCCGGGCAACTTCCTTTTCCTTGATGGTGGTTCGGTAGTTCATGAACAACACAATGTCGGACTTCTCACGAAGCATGGCGTTTGCCCGCTTGTGAAGCTTGATGGTGTACCGGCTGTACGGGTCGGTAATCGGCGAGTCGAACCGGATAACTTCCGGATGGGCCAGCATCACAACAGCAATGCCGCGTTGCTTGAGAGCTACGACACCGTCAATAAAGAACTGCCATTCTTGATCTGTCTCAATGTAGCCCTTGCCGTAACCGGGTGCTTCGATAGAAGCGAAGCCGTTGCGCTCGCACGTCTTGGCCCAAACGAGAGATTCGAAGCCGTCGACACTGTCGATAATGACTGTCTTGCGGTCATGGTCGCCGACAACAAGCTGTGTCATCAGCTCAATCATTTCGTCATATGATTGAATTGCGGTGTCTTCGCCATCTTCTGCGGAGGGTGTCGCCAGTTCGATATTGCTTGGCGGTTCTTCACCCTGCGTATGCAGGTAGATCGGGTCGGGCCATTCAGCGGCTAGAGAAGTCTTGCCGACGCCGTCGACTCCATAAATCAGCGTAATGGGCGGCTTGTCGGATTTGGTAGAGTTGAGCGAAGAAATCGATTTAGCCAATGCAAAAACCTTTCAAATATGAAAACGATAAGGCAGGCGAATAGAACAGCGCTGGCCATGAACAATAGCCAGATGGTGAAAAAGCTAACGCCTAGCGATGCGAGGACACCGGCAAAGAACGTAATCAAGTGAACAGGCCGAACCAAACGCCAATGCCATGAATGACACCGATCGGTGCGACGACGCATCCGAACAGCAATAAAATCCACGATGCGGTTTTGATGCAGACAATAACGTGAGTCACCCAAGCTGCCATCGCAACGAAGAGTGCAGAGAAGCTAGCGGCGACTGCCGCAACAATGCCAATCGATTTCATGTAATCCTCTATGAGTGGGGGGTTACGCTGCAGGTTGCAGCGCTTCGCCCTTTGAAATTTCGTCGCCTTCAATCAGGCGTTTGAAATAAGTTTTCGTAGCGGAGTGCCAAACGATAATGCCCTCCGGGTTGCCGAAACCGGGGCGAGCGTAAGAACCAACATCCTTTAGAGTCTCAATAGTTCCTTCGATGGCCGCACTATCGAACACACCTTGATACAGAATAGGCACCACATGACAGCACGCGGGCCGTACGTCGTCTTTCCAGCGGTACGGGTTGAACAGTGAGAAGCGACGTTCTGTCAGCCCGTAGCCCCTCTGAATGCCGAGTCCCCACCACTCGCCGAAGTGTCTGCCCTCGCCCAAAGCAAAAAGGGCTGAAGAATTGTCAACTACCCACCCGGCAAAGCCGAAATTGTCGGTGGTCTTTCCCGGCTGAAGCCAACGGCTACGCGAACCGGCGAACATCGCGTAACCGCCGTCGTAGGCTACAGCGCCGGATGTGTTGCCGTCGTCTTTGATAATCCCAATCTGTGCGTTGCTGCCATCAATCTTTTCGGTAACGAGGCAGTCACGCTTGAGACGGCCGATTTTTGGAAACGCTTCGAAGATCATTTTGTGGCAACCTTCTTTGCTTCACGGTCCATCGCATCAAGAATTAAACTGATTTCGTTGATGGCAAATAGATGGTTGGTCCGCCGCGTCTTCGGCACGCCTTCAATCAGATCGTCAAACGCGCTGCGGATATCGTCAATTTCTGCGGTGGTCTTCATGCCCCATCGCTTTCCGGCGCGACGTACTCAGGCACGAGCGTAAACCGCCCGGCCGAGTCGTACGTCCAAGTAGCGTAGCTGTAGCCGGGTCGAAGTACGTTCATCCCGACACCTGTTCTGCAAACTCAACTTGATATGCCGAGAAGCGAGTCTTTATGACGCCGCCTGCATATATGGAATCAATCTTGCTGGTTGTGATCCACTCACCATCACAAAAGCGGCCCTTGCTGTCGTTATAGACCTGCCCATGAACACACGGGCTACGTCGCTCGTATTCGTTATTCACAAATACAGCATTCTTCAGTGTGCCTGTAATTTCCATCATCACGTCACCTTCAATTGCCCATTTTGAATCTGGCGAAGCCGTCGCGCGACTTCGCGAGCACCGTTCGTCGGCGGTGAACCGGGCATAGGACCGCGCGGAATGCTACGCTGCGGTGCCCGCCCGTGAGGATAGATTGTGCGGATATCTGGACCTATCCCTGCGACCAACGCTGCCGCACTGGCCGCTAATGCTGCGAAACCCCTCATGCAGCCACCGTCGTAACGGTGCCAGCGACGGGAGTTGTAGCCGTGCTGCGGCTGGCCACCACGAACGTAACGAACTCAACGCCGGGGTTGGCAAGCGCCAGCCGTTCGGCTTCTTTCTTGGCCAGCTCTACGCTGCCGTGAACCATCGGGTTGGTATTGGGATGGTAGCCGCGCGAGTCCTTGCGAACAACGATGGCGGGGATTGAGGGGGAGGCCCACCAAGCGGGATTAGGTGCGGGCTCATCCGATCTCTTGATATGCTCTACGCCGAACCAAGTTTCGCAACCGGTTCCATCATCCAACTTGACCATAACCTGATTGGAACGAGTGTCCGTAACAGTCCCGTGGTCGGGTAGATAATGAGAGCCGTACTCAAGGCCGATCGAAACACGATCGCCGATCTTGAACGGAGCAAGCGCAGTTGACAGAATATCGCCAAGCGTCGGACTCAAATCCAAGGCTTCAACGAAGTCCTTTGACTCCTTGAGGCCACAACCGGTAGCGGCACGGTGCGCTTTGATGGCTTCGATTTTCTTCCCCGCCTTGGCCAGCTCAATAAGGTTGTCTTCGAAACGCTGCACGAGAGTCAGGCTGCGTTCGTAATCCCAACCTTCGTGTTGATAATCGTAAGCAACCGCGCCAATCCACGCGTCATCTTTCACGCGCCTAATCGTAGCGCGATGGCCGGGGTTGTTGTTGCTGACAACATCACCCGGCTTGAACTTCGGTTGCGGTACAGATTCAAAACGGTGGGAGAACATGGCGTTGCGGAAGCCATGATCGTCAGCGACAACCCACAGCATTTCGCCTCTTTTCAGTCCATCGACGATATATGTCTTCCCGACTGTGAAGTCTCCCGGACCTCCTACGTTGGACACGCACTTAATCTTGTCGCCGTACTTCACTGCATCCTCACTTTCGAAATAAGATGGCTGTCAAACCACTTCTTGAGCGGCAAGCCGTCATCGGTGGTCAAAAGAAGCTGGTACGCGTCAGGCTCGTACGCGAACGTCGCCTGTCCGGTGACGATGGCCGATTGCGTGCCGACTGCTACGCGCTCGCCCAAAGCGAAATCAAAATCTTCCATCACGCCACCAACGCGGCGAACTTATCGGCTGCGGCCAGAGCGCGGGCGGCTTCCGTCTTGGTGGCTTCGGCCAGCTTAGTTGCTTCTGCCGCAGCCATTTCATGCATTGACTGAAGCGTGGCGTTGTCTTCAGCGTGCTCTTTCAGCTCCGTCACGATCGAAGTAATTGGAGCGGTAATCGACTCAACGGTACGCGTGCGAAACAGTTTCTTTATCGAAAGCATGTGTTGACTCCGGGTTGTGTTTTAGAAAAACTACGCCGCGACGTTGAATGGCGACGTGGCAAGAGTTATTGGACGCTTGACGGTGTGCGATTGATCCGCAACCCTGTAAGGATCGCGTAAGGATGGTGCGGTATAGAGAACAGGAACGGTCGACTCGGCGGCGGCCTCTGGATCGTCTTCGTATTGCCTGCCGGGGTGGTGCTCACGAAGCGCGGTAAGTTCCGCTGCACAGGAAGCGGGGTTGTCTTCTTCCGACCATTCTTCGCGTTCAACGGTATTATCGAGAGCCTTCATTACGACGGTGCGGCTTACACCCACCAAGACTGACAATTGGCGTGTGCTGAGTTCCGGTACGTGTTCCTTGAGATCGGTAACCATATTATATACGGACTCATTGAACCCGATCTTGGAACCCGTCAGTTTCTCAACTTTCTTGTGAATCTCAGGACATTCGAGTTGCCGTTTAAGTCCTTGGGCGATAACAGAATCAGTCACCTAGCCTACCCCCGCCTTTGTTAGCTACATGAGCAACATTATGGGGCGGGTTGTAACGATATTAGCTACAATTTACTAGGTGGTTTTAGAAATAAAGTTTGACGCTCTGAAACTAATGGTGCACAAGCCGCGTATTGTAAGTTGGCTATTGACAAATCAGCGAATCGCTCAAGAGAGGGTACATACACGTAATGTATGCAAAGTGGATCAAATCCGGACTTGAGAAGCAGGGTAAGAGCGCGATCGGGCTGGCGGAGTTTCTTACAAAGGCACTCAAGCTAAAAAAGCCCATGCACCGCATTACCGTGCACAAGATGACTTCCGGAATCCGTAAAGTTAAGAGCGAAGAGCTTGTGCCAGTTTCTCAATATCTCGAAGAGCCGATTCCTAACGTTCGCGCCGCCCAAGTTCTCGGCTCTGAATCAATGTGGATACATATAGAGAGAGAAATAGGACTCGGCCTGTGGTTTGAGCAGGGCCTTCCGCAGCTTGAAGACCTAGGAACTATTGAGGCCCCGCACGATATCCAGTTTCCCGACGCCAAACCGATCGCTTATGCGTTCAAAGGTGACTCGATGGTGAAGGGAGGAATTCTAAACGGCGACATTGTTATATGTGTGCAAGCGCCAGCTAATTATGAAGCGATTGAAGGGCAGAGCGTAATCATAGAGCGCAGCCGGGCCGGGTTGATCGAACTGTCGGCGCGTGTAGTGTCCAAGCTGCCGGATAGAACTGAGTATCGCGTTTGTAGCGATAATAGCAGCTACAAGCCGGTGGTTGTTCATCATAGCAAAAAGAATAAGGGCGGTAACGGTTCCGAAAATGAAACCGTTAGAGTTGTGGCAATTATACGACGGACAACACGAATATTTTCGTAGCCCGTATATTTCCGGTTGTTAACCGATTCCAAAATCGCTACACAACCCTTGATACCAAAGCGCGCAATATAGCTCGCATTTGATAGTGCAAGGGGATAAGTAATGCCGCTAGCCTGTATTGAACTGTCTTCGTTCGATTACGAAGAATATGTGAAAGCGTGCGCCACTTTGTCTGCCGTTTGGTACGTCTGGAAATGCGTTGAAGAAAATCAGTTTCGTATAGATAGTTACCTTCCGCTGTCCCAATCCAAAAAGGATCGGGAGAGGCTTACAGCCCTCTTGGCTTGGGCGAATCGTACCGACCCGGACTCCTCTATCCGCTTTACAAATATGAAGCGGGAGTGGCACGAGAGGCAGGTTAAGAAACAGGATTGTAACTATTTTCTAAAACCGGCTTGCGTTTTGTAGCGAATTTAGTTACACACGGTCCCACAATAAGGGAACCGTGAAAATGACGAACCTTCAAAGAATGCGAGAACTAGCACGCGGGCATGAAAAGCCCGACGTGCTTTTTTCGTGCGGTGAATTCACCGCAGAAGAAATCATTGAGCACTGGCCGGAAGTGGTGCGGGGTTCGCTGTCCGAACCGTTGCGGCAGGGGTTGGTGTCGTGACGCTCGTAGAGCAACGCGCAATAGAGCTGTGCACCGCAGCCGGTTTCAATCCCCTCACCATAGCGAGCGGAAAACAGATTTGGCTCTCATACGTCAGTGAGGCGCGTGCAGAGCGTGGCGATTTTGAAATCAGGAAAGCAGCATGAAAACCGCAGCGGAATTGAAAATCACGGACGCCGAATGGTTGGCACTCCAATCGGTGGCGGCAGGGCTGGCGAGCGGATCGTGCACAGAAGAGAACGGCAAAATCTTCGACATGCACGTTACGTGTTCACCTCACGCGTGCGGCACCGTCGCTTGTATTGGTGGATGGGTAGGTATTGAAATGGGGATGACGGTCGGCGGCGCGGACACGTACGTTCGCAACTGCGCCGAATCCATCTATCCGCTTTATTATCCTGATGACGTTGGTTGGAGTTAGATTGCCCCCACCATTGCTGCAGACGGCATCTACAATTTTCTTGAAACCGGCGACCCCGACTTTGAAGCGCTGCTAGGGGCGCAAGAGGATGCAAACAATATGGAGAACGCGGCGTGATTACCATGCTAGCCACGCTCTGCCACATGGCGACTGTATCGCCGGGAATGCCAGCAATCGAGTTTTGTCAGGAACAGGTTATTGCTCGCGCTGAAAGCAGCGAAGAGGTTTGTTATCTGATGGCTCAACAGATTATCGCGCCGCGTTTGCTGCCCGGCTACACCGTGCGGAATATCCGCTGTGCCAGCGACAAGGACGGCAAGGACAGCCCAAGAAATTCTATTTAGCGGTGCCGCGAATATCATGCCGGGATCAAAAACCGCGCGATGGCTGCACCGTTATTATGACTGGCTGCGGCCGGTATAGACCAAAGCGACTACGCGTATGTGACCGGCTAACGGCCCCACGAAACGTACTCGCCAACATAGGAGGTTGTTCCGTTCTAGTATCGCGCATCCCGTAAAGCCGGGATTTTGAAAACCTAGATTGAAAAATAGATTTTGAAAACGATGCTGAGATATGGACCCGGACGAATGGTCTCCGGCCAAACCTAGATAGGTGCAGTCATGAAGCGCGATTAAAACCAACCTCATTATAGCACAGTGAAACCTTAGAAAAACTGGACCGAACGCGGGTCGCCTAGATGCGTGACTTTGCCGGTGGAAAGTAACCGGTTTTTATTTCAGAGGAAAGCATGAAAGCAGTTTTTGGAATCGTCGGCGCTCTGGCGCTAACGGTAGTGGTTTGTTTCGGCCTGAATTACGCGGGACTTATGAGTTACGGGTTTTTCGCGCCGCGTTATGAGATTGTGCGGCGTGACACCATGATTCAGTCGCGGGCGTATAGCGAAGCGCAGACGCGCGAAATGTACGGCTTCAAGCGCCAATACCTGCAGGCCAAGACGGATGACGAACGCGCGACTATTCGCGCCTTTGCTCTACACGAAGCGGACGCTGGCAATCGTGAATTACTGCCGATCGATCTTCAGGTATTCATCAACTCGTTGGGAGGTTAACTTGTTTAGGAAAATTGTTTTAGCTCTGGCCGCGTGTTCTGTTTTGGCCGGTTGTGATGCAGTAGCGTCGTCTACTGCGATCGAAGAGCGACAGCAAGAACAATTGGCACAACACGCCGCTGTTACGGTTGGTATGCCTGCCATCATTAATTTTACGGAGAAGCGCCAGCTTAAGGCAATTTTTGAACTCCGCGACTCTGCCAATCTCGTTACCTACACCTATACGTTGGATATGAACGGCAAGCGCCACAAGGTTTGCCCAACGACTTCAAGCGGGTTCGGTATTCCCTACGCAACGCAGTTCACGAATCCTATGCGCGTTCCGGGTTATTCCGAAACATCGGATAAGGGAAACGTTACACTGCCACAAGCTGACCCTAATGCGCTGTTCTCACCGGCCAGTGCTGACGGCACTTGGATTCTTTGCCTCAACCCGACAACGAAAGCATTATCGCCGACGTATGTTGAGCCTCATGTTATGGTGTATCTCTTTGAAATGCCTTCGGTCGGTGAGTGATGATTACGCCAGTGAAAGAAGCACAGGGCAACATAGCATCATGACTTATTCTGTCGACGAATTCTTGGGTGGCCGCGTTACATTGTTTGGTGGAGACAATCGTGAGATTTTAATAGACGCTCCCGATAACTCGATCGAAGCCATTTTAACTGATGGTCCCTACGCGCTCGTGTCCATCGTCAAGCGCTTCGGCGGCGCGAACGCTGCACCGGCCAAGGGCAACGAAGCCTATGCACGAGCCTCAAAGGGCTTTATGGGCAAGACTTGGGACACGGGCGAGGTAGTGAACGACCCCGGCTTTTGGGGCGAGTGCTTGCGCGTCCTGAAGCCCGGTGGACACCTTCTATCATTCGGCGGTACGCGAACGTATCACCGGATGGCCTGTGCCGTAGAAGACGCGGGCTTTGAAATCCGCGACATGATTCAGTGGCTCTACGGCAGCGGGTTTCCTAAGTCGCATGACGTTCTTAAAGGCATCGATGCCAAGATCAAATTAGGCTCGGCGCGCACCGAAGATATTCGCAAGCTCGCCATGGGTGAGAATTACGAGCCGAGCGGGCGCGGTCGTGTCGACTACGACAACGGTGGCGGCTCAAAAATGAACGGTATCACCGGGCGGCCGGAAGCACCATGCGCCGAGGCACTTGAATGGCAAGGCTGGGGCACAGCGTTAAAGCCCGCCAACGAGCCGATTGTATTAGCTCGCAAGCCGCTGTCTGAAAAGACGGTTGCCGCGAACGTGCTCAAGTGGGGAACGGGCGCGATCAATATTGACGGGTGTAGGGTTGGTGACGAATTGCGGCACAACGCCAGCGCCTCTAGCAACGAGATTTACGGACAATTCAAAGGTGCAGAGAACAGCGGCCGGGCCGCTGTTGGCCGCTTTCCCGCCAACGTCATTACCGATGGCAGCGATGAGGTTGTGAGTGCGTTTCCTGATAGGAAAGGCGGCCAGTTCGGACGCAAAGGCGTAGACGGTGCTTGTTTCGGACATTACGGCGCGGTTGCACAGCAACCGGGTTACGGCGATGAAGGCTCTGCCGCCCGTTTCTTCTACCAAGCCAAAGCCAACAAGACAGATCGCGCGAACAGCAAGCACCCGACAGTGAAGCCGGTTGCGTTGATGCGGTATCTTGCGCGGCTCATTACGCCTCCCGGTGGAACGATCCTAGACCCGTTCGCGGGTAGCGGCACCACAGGCGAGGCCGCGTACCTTGAGGGCTTCAACTGCTACCTGATGGAACGCGAGAAAGAATACATCGCTGATATCGGAGCGCGGTTCAATGCTATGCCAGTTGCGGAGCAACCGGCTAATGATAATGCACAATTCGACCTAGAGGACGCCATTGCTATGGTAGCAGCACGCGTATCGTGACGGCTTCGTTGTGTGGAATTGGGTTTTGAACAAGTGGGATTATTTCAACGATGAGCAAGCATGACCCCTGCACAGGACAACTGCTCCTGCTCGCCTCGCCACAATCCGGAATGCGCTTACATGAAAGGCGGATATTGCACCATGCCCCCTGCACAGGACGCAACGGCGCTGGCGGATGAACTTGAGAAGCCTTTGATTTTTCAGGATAGCCGCGAAGCAAAATATCGTGCGCCTGAGACTGA